ACGGCGTTATCAATTATGCCGTTGCTGACTTTCGTAACCAGCTCTAAATTCTCATCGTCAATGGGCTTGTCGCTCTCCACTCTCCGGCCGGTTTTTTTGTGTTTATAAATAAATTTTTGCATATTATTGGCTTAACCTCCCCGCCCATTTTTAGTATGAGCGAGGAAAAAAGCTAACAATAAAGTCTAAGCTGATGCACTCGCAGTTTTCAGAACAGTTAAAGGTTTATTCAAGCTCTGAATTATCTGGACATAGCCAACCCGTGAAGTCCAGCGAATGGCCTCGCGGTCAGTTGTGATCAAGTTAATATCGGCGCTATTGGCAACGTTACGAATGACGCCAGCGTCAAACCGTTTAACGTCAATCGCACCCTTATAACCCAAAATAGCGCCTTTCTTCAGGTTGCCGAACAGCACGAAAGCTGTAGCAGCCGCGGTTGTGGACGGGAACACTTCTACATGTTTTACTGGATAACCCCAAATGGTCGCTGGTCCAGCCTCGGACGGCCGTTGATAAATATATTGATTATCGTCATCCTTAAGCTTGCGGACAAGGCTCATGACCTTGCGGTGCAAGTAAAACTTAGACCCCTCCAGCGCGCCGGTCGGCGTCGCGTCAACCATATCCAGCAAGTCGTCAGCATCCATGCTGGCAAACGTGGAGCCAGCCATGGTTACAACGTTGACAATACTGGTCTGCTTCAGGATACCGGTAAAACTGCCGTATGTTGACGTACCATCACCAATGAAGAAAGCTTGATCCTCGGCCTTGGCAAATCCTTCCGCCACGCGCTCGGCGATAAAGCTGAAAATATCAATTTCCTGATCTTGTAGCAATTCACTGGTTGCCGCAACAATGGCGGTTAATTTCTTAAGCTCTAATGTTCTTTGCCCGAGCACAGCCTGTGTGGACAGGATTGCGCTGCCTTCGTCAGTCCAGTAGACAGTTACATCAGTCACCAGCTCGTTTGCTTTGTAGCTATTCTTGGAAAGCGGCAGAGCTAACATTTCGCTGCGGGCAACGCCGTATTCAGTCTGAATGCGGCGAATTTCCGCAGATAACTCGCTATCCACCAAGTAACCGCCATAGGGACTGGCAGTGTCATCAGTCGTAAGCTCTTTTGTCTTGCCTAATTTTTCCAGGTTCTTCTGCGCTATCTCTTTCGTTGTCGCCGTATCCTGATTTATAACAGCAAGCAAGAATTTACGAGTCTGCGCGTTTAACTCTTTGCGGTTTTCCTTGACCTCAGGCTGATACAGCCCGGCTTTCTTGGCGATAAGCTCTTTTTGCTCCTTCAGCCAGACATCCACCTGCTCCTTAACGGCTTTGATTGTTTTTTCCTCAACGCCACCGACAAGCTTCGTCAGCATTTCGGTAACGTCTTTTTCCGTTACTTCTTTATCATCTGGATTTGTATCTGGCAGAGCAAAAACTTTTTCCTTGTCCTCTTTGAGGGTTTCTTTCTCGCCCTCGCCGAGCGCATCATAGGCCTTGGCTACTTTGTCCTTTTCCTCTTTGGTGGCAAAGCTCTTTTTAACAAGCTCGCGCACCAGCTTTAAAAATTCATTCATATGTTTTCTTTTAATTTCAATAAACTTCGCACTGCTTTATTAACCAAACTGTTATTTTTAGCTCTGACGTCCTGCGGACGTGTTTCGGCCTTTGTTGACTCGCCCAACAGTTTGGCAGCTTGCGCGATTTTTTGTAAATATTTATTGCGGCGATCCTCAATCGCCTGTGCCGCCTCTGCTATAATCTGCATTGATGTCTTTTTCTTTGACTTCACTTCCGGTTGCGTCTCTTTTTTCTCCGGCTCATTGTCATTTTTCTTTTCAATTTTTTTCTCATCAAATTTTTTTTCAAACAACGCCTCCGGGTTTGCCGGTACACTTACGGCGCTAACCTCCAACAATTCACTTTTTAAAATTACTCCCTTGTCATCAAATTCATTCGGGATAAAACCAACGCTTGAGGTGTTTAAAAATCCGCCGGATGCTAAATTGTAGGCTAATACGCCTTTGGGATTGTCAAGCGCGAAAACAATGTCGCCCTGCAATTTATTATCAACCACCTTGATGTTTTTAACCTTGCCGATAATATGCTCTATGCTGTTATAATTATGGCTGTCTAAATAGACTGGATTTTTTTTGTAATATTTCAAATTCCAGTCTTGCCGCACAATATCATAATGCCTGTCTTCGGTGGCCGTAGAAAAAATAGCGTGAAAAAGGTTGTCCTCTTTCTGTGATTTTCTGATGTTAGTAAAGCAGGCGATTTGCAGCGCATCATAACCATTTTTTTGTGCTTTCTTCCACAATTCCTCGTATGTCTTAACCCCTAAATCGCTGAATGATTTATTGGTTATTTTGTAAAATTTAGGCATATAGTTAAAATTATTAAATTTTGCAACGGCAATTAATCACTTCTTCCGCCGGACCTCTATTGTCTCCCGGCATCATTAATCCGTTAGAGAATGGGGTATCTATCGGCCGCTCTTCTCCGTCCAAGGCCGCATGGCTGTCGCGCGTCTGGCTATCCATTACCGCCACCCAGATTTTTATTGGCGTCCCGGCTTGCTTATAGCCGTTAAACTTCCCGTATTCGGTAATGCCGTGCACTTCGGTACGCGCAATCGTTGCCGCCCGGCTGGTTTTAATATTTTCGTAAGTATTTTTAATGCGCTTAATCAACTCCGGCCGCGTTTCGTTGGCGTCAAGACTGGCGACGAATTCTTCTTTTAATTTTGAAAAAGTCGTGGCGTTAATGCTGTCGGCGTAGGCTTGCGCTTTGCCGTCCAAAAATATCAAGGCGTCCGCTCCCACGTTAAATTCATAATCACTGCCTATCAACTCCAGCGCGTCCATGCCTGCCTCAATAAGCAACGCTTCCATCAGCGGCCTGATTTTATCAAAGGCAAATCTTACCTCAATCTGCATGTTGAAACTGTCATCCAGCAAATCCTTTCGCCGGTAATCCTTGACCGGCTGAAGTTTATCTATTAAACGATCGCGCTGGCCGTTAAAATAACCATTCAGTATCCGCACAAACCGCGCCTCGTTGCGGTCGTCTTTGGCCAATTCCTTTTTTTCATATTTGCGCCTAAATTCATAGTCGCGCAGCGGATGCTTAAATTCATCTGCCTGCTTGCTTTTGGCCGGCGCCGGCTTATTTTCCTGCCCGTCAAACGGCACAAGGTTAAACGGCACTACAATGCTGTCGCCGCCTTTTATCGGCTCAAAGCCAATCATGGCGCGCTGTTCGTTGATGGTAAGTGCATGCACCCTGTCAGCCGTCTCCATGTCCTTGCGCTTATTTTCTTTATCTTCGGGCGTCAGGTCTTCATAGGTCAGCTCCAATTCTTTAGGCACCAAAAACTCATTTAATTTTTCGCATAAATCATCATTCAATGGTTTAATAGTCTCCTGCAAAAATACTCTAATTGCCGCGTCAGCGTTGGCAAACGTCTCGCCGCTGGTAAGGCCTAAAATCGTTTTAGGCACGCCGGTTAAAATACAGATGTCATCCAGTGTTGTGCCTTTAGTCTCTAAATAGGCCAGTTCCGCCGGCTTTAATCCCATTTGGATGTATTCCATGCTCTCGGCCGGTATGAACAGCGGCAGTCCGGCCCGCTTGGCCTCGGCATGCTGCTCTTTGTACGTGTCTTTAAGGTGCTCCAACTGCTCCTTGCTTAACCGCTCGCCTTTTACTTTGAACAAATCCTCAACCCGGCCGCCATTGCGCAAAATGCTGTCTTGATATGACCGCACCTGCGTTTCAAGCGATATCGCCGCCCGACCGGCGGTTAAAATGCTCTGCCTCTGCATAGGCGAGCGCAAATTGGGATGATGACTGTACAAAACCTCTTCCGGCTGGTACTCATACATTCCGCCGCTGAATTTATAATATTCAAACTTGGCTATTTCCGTTCCGCTTTCGTTCATCACCACCTTGGTGTTATCCGGCAAAAGCAAGTGCAATTCAGTCGGTATCTTTTCTTCAAAGATGCCGGGCGTCTGCATTATTTTCAGCAAAAACGCCGCGCCGGTGGTGTCTTTATAGAGTTGATATAGTTTCCAAAATTCCACGCCGCTGAATAAATTGTTCGGTTTATACAAAAGGTCAAGAATTTTATGCTTCTGCACTATTTCCTCTCGGCTATTTTTTAAAATAAACTTTGTCTGCCCAACTTTTTCCGCCCGCTTCGTGAGCGCGCGGTTGGTGTACAGGCTGATTTCGTATGCGCTTAAAAAATCCTTGCCGTCCCAAGTGGCATCCGTGCGCAATCCTTGGCTTTGCCACAACCCGTAATAACTTTTGCGGCGCGTTATAATATTGCTTAATTTAGAAAAAATAGACATAAAAAAACAACCGATAGAAAATATACAGCTCCGAAAAGACAGTATATATTCCATCGGTTGTTCCGTATGAAATAGGTTTATTTAATTGTTATCCACATTATAGCACTAAACTAAATATTATGCAAATTAAATGTTTCCTCGTTTTTAATCAACCGCATACTCGTAATTTCACTATTGTGCACCCGCACCTCAAAAGTCAAGTTCCCGTACTGTACATTCTTAAGATGATGCATGACTAAGCTAAAGAGCATACGCTCCTTGCTCGTCTGCGGTTCCACTAATTCAATGTCGTTAATCTTGTTTGGCATTTTGCTTTAATTTATTATACATAAAACGCACGTGCCGCAATTCAAATAGCGGCTAGTAAGCGATGCCTGCCCATAGCCATAATGGCAGCCAGCGCGGCGGCCGGCGGCTTATTTTGTGCATTGCGTCCATACCGTCGCCTAAATTGCGACGCAACATTTTACGCATCATTTTTGCTGTTTTGGCGTTCATAATTTTACGCAAACCCGATAAAAGTCTCGGGTGAATAAGTAAGCATCAGCGCCTCGGCAAAGTCCGGCGATTTCCCGGTCCGCTTTATTAACTTCTCCTTTGGCTCAATTGCCACCTGCTTGTCAGTATTTACTTTATATTTTATCCAAAGTAATTGCCGCCATTGATCCCGGAAAGCCGGATCAAGCCATAACCGTTTGTTAACAATGTCATTGCGTAATAACCAATAATTCTCGGCTTTCAAGTTGGAAAATCCTTTCTCCGTAGCGGCCGCGCCGGCCATAACTGCTTTTACCATCTTGCCGCGCTCGTGCAGCCGGTCCACTACTCCTTTACCAAGCCCTACACTATCAACAAACACTGCTTCTGGCCGCAACTCGCTGTCTTTTTCCAATTCACTCTCAACCTCGGTTACATTCGTCATAGTATCCGTTGACCGATCGCTACTTATGACTGTTGTGTAATTGTTCCAGCGTTTAATTCGGACATTTAAGTCTCCCCCCGCTGCCACATCATTACCCATTTTTGGCCGGCCTATAATTTCAGCTGGCTTACTCATAACTGCTTCTAACTGCTCCTCGGTAATTAATTGCCGGTAACCTTCACTGTCAATTACATCTTCCTCTGGAAATTTACATTCGTACAAAATATCAAACAACGCCTCCTCTCGCATCTCCTTAATAAACTCCGGCTTAAAAC